AAGGTAGAAAAAGAGATGAAGAAGGTAATGAAGAAGACTTTACTGCCATCGAAGAAAGTGAAGATACATTAGAAAAAGAAATGTGGGATTTACGTTTAGGTCCTGCAATATGGGATAGAATTAGGTCTAAATTCCCTGAAGATGTATTGACTGATGAAGATAAAGGAATTATACAATTAAAGGTATTCCAAAGTATATTTCAAAAACCTGCAAAGGAGTTCTTAGTATTCATGAAAGAAATAGTTTCTAATTCTGAAAATGGAAATCGTTTAATGGAAACATTGGTTCGTGCAATTGAAGAGGATATCAACAATTACGATTACGAACAAACAATGGCGGAATTTGACGAGGACTTAACAGGTATTAGTGACGAAACTGATAACGATGAATTAAAGGGTTTTTTAAATAACTTAGGTGTAGATTTACCAAGTGGAGGTGACGACGAAGAGGATGACGATGATAGTCTATTTGATGAGTTAGGGTTAGACAGACCTACGAAATAATACAAAGGTGGTTTACAATAACCACCTTTTTTTGTATTTATACATATATGAATACTAGGACACAACAGTTAATGGAATATGCGAAGATCATAAAAGATACTCCGTATGCACTTAGAACGTATTTACAAACATTTGATAATACACAGAAGAAGTATGTTCCTATGGACTTGTTTGAAGATCAAATTCAACTAATTCAGGACTACGAAGACTACAACGAAAATATTACAAGAAAGTATAGACAAGCCGGTGTTACAACGGTAACCGCAGCGTGGTTATCAAAAAAATTACAATTAGCAAAACCTGACAATCCTGAGAGAGTTCTACTTATTGCAAACAAACGTGATACTGCGGTGGAGATGGCTAATAAGGTTAGACATTTCTTGGAACAATGGCCTGAATGGTTAAATGTTGGGTTCTCACCTGATAAAAACTCAGAGAGTAGATTTAGATTAAATAATGGTTGTGAGGTTAAGGCGGTTGCAACATCGGCGGATGCCCTTCGTGGTTATACACCTACGATACTTGTATTTGATGAGGCAGCATATATTGAAGCGGGAGATGATTTTTGGGCGGCGTCTATGGCGTCCCTATCAACGGGAGGTAAGATTATTCTTATCTCAACTCCAAATGGTTATGACCCTATATATTATGGTGTTTACGACCAAGCACTACGTGGAATTAATGATTTCCATATTACAGATTTAAGATGGTTTAAAGACCCTCGTTATACCAAAGATTTACGTTGGATTAAATGTCAAGATATCTGTCACTATATGTTAAATAGAGAACAGTATAATGATGATGAAGTCGTTTTACATGACTTTGACATGAAAGAATATCTTAAACTTATTGAAGATGGTTATAAACCATTTTCATCTTGGTTTGAGTCTATGTCTAAGAAATTTAAATATGATAGACGTAAAATCGCTCAGGAGTTGGAATGTGATTTCTTAGGTTCAGGAGACGGTGTTATTCCTGGTGATATTCAAGAGAATATTGCAAAGAATATGATTAGGGAGCCTATTGAGAAATACATGCAAGCCACATTTTGGCAATGGAAAGAACCGATCATTGGTCATCGTTATATTATGGGTGTGGATGTGAGTAGAGGAGATAGTGAAGATTTTTCAGCAATATCAATTATAGATTTTGATGATAGGGAACAGGTTGCTGAATATATTGGTAAGATCCCTCCTGATGATTTGGCTGCGGTCGCTTATAAATGGGCCATTTTATATGGTAACGCATTTATTGTAACGGATATCACCGGTGGTATGGGTGTTGCAACATCAAGAAAATTAACTGAGTTAAATTATAAAAATGTATACATTGAAGGTATTAACACTCAAAATATTTGGGAGTATAATTCGAAAGCAATGGAAAAAATTCCAGGACTTAACTTCAATAACAAAAGAACACAAATTGTTGCCGCTTTTGAAGAGCAACTTAGAAAAGGATTTATTGTTAGATCGGCAAGATTATTAAATGAACTTAATACGTTTGTTTATATGAATGGTAGACCTGACCACATGAAAGGAACTCACGATGATGCCATTATGGGTATGTCAATGGCTTTATATGCCGCTGACGTATCTTTTAATTTATTACAAAAGAATGAAAATGCAAACAAAGCAATGTTAGATTCTTGGACTATGAGTGAAAGATCATATGAGACAAGTAAATCGTTCTATTCATATGGTACTGCTTTTGATCAGATAGGTTCAATGGGGACGGATAATAATAATTTATATTATCGAGATAATAATATGAACGTTAGTAAACAAACATATCAAGAGAATTCTTGGTTATTTGGTAAACGTAGATAATCTTTAGTTTATCATTATTTTAGTTTATATTATAAAGAAAAGTATTTATATAGAATGGCAAATCAAAATTTAACTGTATTTCAGAAATTAACAAAGATGTTTGGTTATCCGGGTAAACCTCAGGTAACACAAGCACCTTCATTTAATTTCAGTAAAGATGAATTACTAAAAACAGATAATAGGGAAGAGTATGAGAAAGCAATGTTACAGGCTCAACAGAGTCAATACATTGCCGATAAGTGGACTAAATTAGACCAATCTCTTTATAACCAATCGGTTTATTATGAACCAAATAGATTAGCGGCTTATTACGATTACGAAGCGATGGAGTTTACTCCTGAAATATCTGCAGCATTAGACATATACGCCGAGGAATCGACAACGATGTCTGAGAAGGGTGAAATTTTAACTATATATTCTGAATCAGATAGAATTAAATCAATATTAGAAGATTTATTTAAAAATAAGTTAGACATAAATACAAACTTACAAATGTGGACTAGAGGTCTTTGTAAGTATGGAGATGATTTTGTTTATTTAAAAATTGATCCAGAAAAAGGAATTGTTGGTTGTCAACAATTACCTAATATTGAAATAGAAAGAGTAGAAGGAGCTAGTGCAAAATCAGCAAATCAACAAACAGATATTAAATTACCTTCAAGAGAATTAAGATTTCAATGGAAGAATAAAGATTTGGAATTCCAAGCGTGGGAAGTTGCTCACTTTAGATTATTGGGTGACGATAGAAAGTTACCTTATGGTACTTCTATGTTGGATAAGATTAGAAGAATTTGGAAACAACTTTTACTTGCTGAAGATGCTATGTTAATCTATAGAACTTCAAGAGCACCTGAAAGACGTGTATTCAAAGTATTCGTTGGTAATATGGATGATAAGGATATTGAATCTTATGTACAACGTGTTGCGAACAAATTTAAAAGAGATCAAGTTTCAGATCCACGTAACGGTCAAGTTGATATGAGATATAATCAAATGGCTGTTGATCAGGATTATTTTATTCCCGTTCGTGATCCATCACAAAGTAATCCAATTGAAACATTACCAGGTGCACAAAACTTAGGAGAGATTGCTGACATTGAATATATTCAAAAGAAAATGTTAGCGGCATTACGTATCCCTAAAGCGTTCTTAGGATTTGAAGAAGTTGTCGGTGAAGGAAAGAGTTTAGCTTTAATGGATATTCGTTTTGCAAGAACTATTAACAGAATTCAAAAATCTGTTATTCAAGAGTTAAACAAAATTGCGTTAATCCAATTATACCTTTTAGGTATGGAGGATGAATTAAATAATTTCTCACTATCATTAACTAATCCGTCCGCGCAATCAGACTTATTACGTATTGAACAATGGAAAGAAAAAGTTACACTTTATAAAGACGCAACATCGGATCAATCACAAGTGGGTATCTTACCTGTGTCTCATACATGGGCTAAGAAGAACATCCTTGGATTTAGTGATTCTGAAGTTATGTTAGATTTACAACAACAACGTTTAGAACGTGCATTAGGATTTGAATTAACAAATACTCAGAATGTTATTAAACGTTCAGGTGTGTTTGATGAAGTAGATGCTAAGTATGGTATTCCTGAAGAAGATAGAGAAAAGGCAATGGAAGCCGCGGGATCTGAAGCGGGTGGAGGAATGGATATGGGAGGTGGAGGAATGGATATGGGAGGTGGAGCACCACCGCCGCCAGCGGGTGGAGGAGGTGAAGAACCTTTAAGTGAATCTACATTGGCTAGAAAATCAAAAAAATCTAAAATACTTGGTATGTTAGGTGAAGAAAAAGAAGATTTTAATATTTTGTTTGATATGGAAAAAGCTCAACAGAATATTTATGAAATAGAGACTAAAATAAATGATATCTTAAACGATTAAACATGAACAAATTCGGTGGTATTAAAACCAAATTATTAAATAAATTAACTGAATCTTACGCTAAAGAAAATAAAGCTGAGATAAAAAATATTTTAACAACAATTAAAGAAAACAAAGATTTTAAAGAAATGTATTTGTTTTATGAAGAAATTGAAAGTAAAACTATTTCAGATAAAGAAACCGCAAAATTATACGTTGAAGGTTTAAGTACATATTTCAATCAACCAATAGGAAATTGGAGTAATTTAAATATGTTTTGTGAATCATTAAACAAAAAATTAGGTGATGAAGAAGTAACAACAAATGAATTATACGAGTCTTTAGATATATTATCTGAAAAAGATTCATTGTCTAATATTGAAAAGAAAGTTATTGCTAAAAAGAAATTAGTTGAACATTTAATAACTAAAAAAGAAATTACAGAATCAAAAGAAACTACTTTAGTTCCTAATGAAACTTTATTAAATGCTGTGTTAGCCAATAATTTTAACGCTTTATATTCTAATACATTATCTGAATCACAAAAAGAAGAGTTAAAAAATATTTTATCAATTTCTTATGATGATCTAATAACTAAAAGTAATGAATTAGCTGAATCGGTTATTAAACAAGTATCTACACTTTTAAGTGAATCAAATGATACAGATTTATCCAATAAATTAA